TTCATCTCGCTCTTTTTCACTTTTGAAAGTCACTGCTCCAATTTCAACAGTAGTTAATTCCTCGTTTAATAAATCTCGATTGATTGAAAGAACTCTATCTTGATATACGAAACCTAGATCATGTCTAACAGTGGTTACAGTGTCACCTAACCAAAGCCCACCAGTGTCTTTAATATCAACGCTATACTTTAAGGCTGGTCGTGCTAGATTGATTAATTCTTGATACGTGGTATTAATCAATTCATTAACATCTTCGATGTTGTCCCACGTAATCGTTGTAATTCTAGGCTTACCGTTAGGTAATCCATAATTCTCAGTAGCCTTTGGTAACTCCAAATATAATTGCCCGGATGGTTTATCTAGTGGGTCGCCATTAGCAACGCTCCAACTAATATCTTTGAAGTTTAACTTTCGACCATATCCACCAGTAGAATTACCATTTGAATCAACCGCTTCAACACCTTTACCAAGCCCAACAATAGCTGTTGCAAGGCTGGTACGGTCGCTTTCTCGCTCAATACTCATCACATTAGAACCATAAACAAAACGTTTGTGAGTAACCTTACCTATCTGCTTATACGTGTTAATAGTTCTTTTGGTAATTTTGTTTCCAACAACTTCATAAACGAATTGAACTTCGATACCAAATGCTTTAACTATCTTGGATAATCCCTCACGTTTGTTGATGAAATAATAATAAACATCAGAGTTCTTGACCTCAGCAACATTTCCAATCGTCCAGCGAGTGCCGTCAGTTACGATCTTCAAGTTATCAATCAACGAATGATTCTTGTATCTAAATTCTTGAATGAAACCAGCATTTAAATCGTCATAAGCCTCTTCCAATCCAGTTACTTCAATAAAATTGCCACTAGTCTTATCGGTTGACAGTGAATAAATGTGAAACTGTCTTTCTGTACCGTTGTGAACTTGAACACCAAAATATCTTGTTTTATCTAAATCAATAATCATTTGTTTGGATAACAAAAAAGAAGCATTGAACTGATTGGCTTTGTTAACTTCCAATTGTTCAGTAGCTTCTTTTATTGTGTTTCGATATAAACTTTTAAAAACATGTTGATTCTTATCTAATAACAGTATTCTCATAGGCGTCTACTCCTAATTTTGACATTGATATTAGCTTTAGAATCAGAACAAGCGATTACGTCATCTTGTCCAACTTCAAAGTTTTCTAAATCACTTAAATAATTAAGATATCCAGTCTTATCAACTCCGTTAACCAAAATCGGACTGTCCGCCATATCTGGCAAAATATCAACGACGTCATTAGCCTTTAAAGGACCATTTAACTCAATCTGCAACAGTTCATTAGATACTGTCAGTTGTGATACGTCCTTAGATAATTCAATTTCAATTACATCTGGAACAGTAAGAAAATAAATAGGCTCCAGTATTTTAACTGAGCCCACTCCTTTATTATTAATAGCTTTTTCCATTCGTTTAAAGGGGCTAGAACATGTTATTTCAAATGTTCCTACTCCTTCATTAGTTCCTTCTGGAAAGTCATCAACAGCTGAAATTGTTCCAATCCAATAAAATTGTGGGTCGTCCTCAAACTTAAATTTAAATTGTTCCTGTGAAAGCATTAAATTAAGATATTCAAACATTCTTCTAAAATCTTCATTAGATTCAGCCTTCAATTTAAACTTCACCTTAATTACACGTTGCGGATAATTTGAATTAGTATACATTCCTCCGTCCGATCCATTAAGATTTTCAACAGAAACATTTCTGCTAAATAACTCTCTTCCAGTAACATTTAATGTTTGATAACCAGTAATTAGGTTCTCAATTAATTTATAGCTCCCTTTCCAAAAAACATACATAGCTTCGGATGGAATAAACTCATCTGAACCAGTATATTTACCCAAATCTCTAAATTTATATGAACTCAAATAGTTATCCTCCTTATAAGCTATATTGTTTATCTATTGTTAAATCAACATTTTGCTGGTTAGTAATATCACCAACAAAAGCATGGTAATTCTTGCCACCTAGATTTAAGTTAATCTGTGCTGGCTGTGATAACGAAATATTGCTATCCAAACTTGCATTTAAGCCTGTTTGTAGTTGTCTGTTAACCATGTTCATGTTGTCGGCAATCGCATTAGGATTAATATTGAAATCAAATTGCTTGGCAATTGAATCCGTCATACCAGAAATATTACTTTGAACATTTCCAAAGCCATTAACTAATCCGCCATTAAATCCATTCATGATAGCTTTACCAGCTGGAATTAATAGCTTCTTATCGTAACTAATTGGTCCTTTGTGGTCTTTAATCCATGTTCCGATACCTGAAACAAATCCTTGAACCGCTCCCCAAGTTGATTTTAATCCGCTTAAAAAACTATTCATAATTGCACGACCATTTGCACCCAAATCAGCTTTTGCACCATTTTTAACGGCATCTGCATTACTTTTACCGGCACTTCTCGATTTTCCTAACCCTTTTAAAACGCCTTGAATGAACCAGCCAACCAATTTGTTACCAGAACTAAGCAAAACACCCATGGCTGTACCAACAGATGTAACAAATGCTTGAATTAATTTAGTAGCAGCTGCTGCCATTTTTGATTGTTTAGCAATAATCGTATCTGCAAATTTACTAATCAATTTAATTCCGGCGTCAGCAATTTTTCCCAAATTATTACCAATACCAGTGATAAATGCCGTGATAACATTTGTTGCGGCGGCAATGATTTTAGGCAAGCTTTGAGCAATACCGTTAAATAAATTGACAATAAATTCAGTACCCTTTGCTAGTATCTGTGGCAACCCTTTAGCCAATCCACCAATAAATTTAGTCATAATATCAACTGAAACCGAAATAATCTTAGAAATATTACTATTAATTCCGTTTAAAATTGACATGATCATGTTCATACCGGTTGAAACCAATTGAGGCATTAAAGTGTTGATAGCACTTAAAACACCCGAGCCCAAAGTAACAAATGCTTGAATAATTAACGGAATGTTTGAAATAACTGACGTTAGAAAACTGGTCATCATAATTGACATTCCCATGCCTAAATTTGCAAACATTGGAATTAATTGACCAGATACCGAAGTTAACGCAACAAATGACATATTTAATTGAGCGAACCCCATGACTAACAATCCGATTCCAGCAGTTGCTGCACCAATACCAACACCAATCATTGCAATTGATGCACCAAAACCAACAATACCAGCAACACTAGATGTTAAGCGTGGTCCCAGTAGTGCAAATACTCCAGCTAATGCGGCAATAGCAACTGTAATAGCCGCAATTGCAACAACTCCGGCGGTTCCGGTAGTAGCTAATTGTGTTATAGCTCCAATCAATAATGTGAACGAACCAATAACTAATGCAACGCCAGCAGCCGCTTCAAGAAATGCGGTACCCATTGCTAAAATTTGGCCAGCACTAGATCCAGCAGCAGAACCAGATTTAGTAGCTCCATTAGCAACTTCTTTAGTTGCAGTTGACGCAACCTTACTTGATTTACCCAGGCCAAGCATTTTAGCACCAAATCCAACTAAACTACTTCCAGCTTTTACTACACTTGAACCAACTGAGCCAAACATTTTGAACATTGGAACAACATTTCTAATACCAGCACCAACAGCGGTCATTGCTGGCCCAACAATAGGACTTAAACCGATAAATCCACGAGCAACTTGAGCTATTGAACTATCTGACTTAGAGGCCCATTCTAATCCGCTATTAATCATATCTAACATGCCACCGGTAATCTTCGACTTACTTGCCATTGACTTGTTAGAAAGTGCTTCCCAGTTACCACCGACTTGCTCAATCTTAGAACCAACATTTTGTTGCATTTCGTTGGCTTGGTCTTTTAGATATTTGGTAGCGGTGGCACTATCTTTAGATGCCGCATTCATTGACTTATGAAAGGCGTCCCACGATTTAGAAGTATCACCAGACTTATTCTTGATACTATCTAACAATGGTAGAATTGCCGCCATACCAGAAGTTCCAAACATCTTTTTAAGCGCTGCAGTCTTTTCTGAACCAGTCATACCGTCCATAGATTTACTAATTTCACGCAAAATTGTTGGAAACTTCTTCATATTCCCGCTCTTATCAGTAAACGTTAAACCTAATTCCTTCATTTGCTTAGCAGCACCTTTTGACGGTGCCTGCATTTGCAAAATAGCATGATTCAAATCTTGTGAGGCTTGTGCAGCACTAAATCCTCTGTTAGTCATCAATCCAATAGCTTCGGTCATATCTCCCATGCCAAACCCGGCATTTGAAGCAGTACCACCAATAGTGGCAATGGCTTGATTCATATCGGAGATACCAGCATTTGATAAGTTGGCCGTTTTAGTTAAAATAGCCGCCGCTCTAGCCGGTGATTTAAGACTGTCGCCCCAAATATTCATTGAGTTTTGAACAACACTAGCAGTATCTTGTAAGTCTTCTCCAGTAGCAGTAGCAGCTTCGGCAATTGCCGGAAAGTTTTTCTTAATCTTTCCAACACTGGCACCAGCACTTGCCATTTGAATCATAGCATCAGCTGAATCTTGAGCACTCAAAGGTAATTCAGCACCCATTCTGTTAGCCATATCGGCTAGTCCACCAATATCTTTCTTAGTACCACCGGCAACAACGGCAGCCTTATTAAGACTAGATTGGAATGTACCATATGATTTAAGCGACTTAACACCAACAGCCGTGACAGCAGCACCAGTAGCCATTGTGACATTACCAATCTTCTTAGTAACACCAGAGATTCTATCTAATGAGCTACCAGTTTTAGAGCCGAAACTAGAAACAGAGTTTGAAGCATTATCTAAAACTTTAGACATCTGATCATCAAGTGAAAGTGTTCCTGAAATATTAAATTCTTGCGCCATATATTTCCTCCTTTCCTAAAAATTTGCAAAATAAAAGACAGTCAAATTAATGGCTGTCTTTTTTCTTCTTAGCTTTATGTTTCTCTAATTGTTCAAATCTCTTCATAATTTCATCTTGCTTGTTTCTTTGTGTCTCTTCCTCTGATTCACTGGCTGGCACATAATCAGAATTAAAACTTTTATGAACCTTATTTTCTAATTCCTGAACGTCGTAAAATTGACTGAATTTACTATATTTTGGTCTCGGATGCTTATCTGAACCATTAGTAACCTGAACCATTTGATTGTACCAAGCCTGCATTGCTAACTGTTCTCTAGTGTCAACCATTTTTATTTGATACCCCTCGGAACGCAAAAAAAACTCATCAATACTCATCTTCCAAAATTGACTAATATCGTTAATTTCGAACTTTGATAGAGAATTGATGAGCATATCGTGATAAGTCTGTTCAAAACCAATGAATTTATGTTCTTTGCTATCTTCTACTTGTTCAGACGGTTGATGGTAAAGCGGACCATTGGTGATTTTTTTAATTCTGTACCGGCTTCTGTAAATAGTTTTTCAATATCAGAATCCTTCAAAGTATCAAAATAGTCTTCGACCAATTCAAGGCTCGGACGTGGTGTTGAACCAGCTGTACCGCAATAGATAATGTTAAATAATGCCAATGGATCGAATGCCTCAAATGCTGGAATTGTCTTAATTAATCCCATTCCCATAGATACTCCATTTGATTCCATGCCGGCTACCTTATCTAATTCACGCAAAAAACCAATACCAAAATTCAATTCATAATCATTTTTATCAATAGTAATCTTCATAATAAAAACTCCCTATATTTTATTAATAATTCCGTCCACCACCGCTCAATTTTGAGTGAGTATGCTCTTAATTATTTCTATGGTTCTGTTACTGGCTTTGTATCTTTGATTGCTGGCTTATTAGCTCCATCTTTATTTTCATCGAAAGAAGAACCGCCACCAGTTTGGTCGTCATCTGTAATAACTCCAATTCCACGGAACACAAAATCAAAATCATGTTGTTGTTCTTTACTGAATTTGCTCCAACCGTCAACAGGTGTCTTATCAATAGCAAAACTGACATCACGTGTTGAATTATCATCTGCGTCATTATCATTAGAATCTTCTTTAACGGAACCTTGTGTGTACCACATATATGCTTCGTTTGTTGTTCCATCAGCGTTAAGACGTAATCTATCTTGGTTAATAATCCATAATTCAATTGGTTTACCATCAAATAACATGTGTCGAATCTTGTCGGCAATCCATGAATTATTATTAACAAATTCAACTTCGGCATCAGTTTCAACTGCTGATCTAGTGTTAACTGGACCATCCTTAGTTGCTGTTGAATCTGAATCCGCTGACGGGTCAAAACTTAATGATGTTTGAAATGGAATTAATTGTGCTTCTATCTGATGATCCATTTCCAATGGTCGTGCCATTAAAACGGCATTCTTTCCTTGTAGTGTTTTTAAAGTTTCAAGTGAAACTGTTTGTGTTTCTGCCATAATCTGCCCCTTTTATAAAATTTCAAAATGTAAATCTAAAATTCCATGTAATAAAACAACGCTCTGAACACTCTCATCTGTAATGATTTGAGTGTCAGAACGTTGCGTGTTAAACGTCATATTAAAATGTTCAGTACCATTGAAACGTAAACAACGATGAAAAATATCTTCAACCATATCTGTTGTAATTGCTCTATCATCTGCCATATTCCAAACATTAATTGTTTGAACAATATCGCCGTTTAAAGCATATTTATTACTACTCGTGACTAGTTGACTGTTTCCAACGATAACGAATGGATATGGTACATTCTCGCTTTTCTGTGGCAAATAATCATAAGTATTATATTTTTCATCGCAATAAGAATAAAAGTAATTAAATAGTTCAAAAGCTGGTGAGTATATCATATTTAGCCACCTTTCGCTGCTTTAACAATATCTGAAACAAATCGAGGGTAAATCTCGTTTAGAGCTGGTTTCATAACTGGCTCGGCTGACATGTATCGAGTTCCATATTCAAGGTATTGAGAATATTCAGTTTCCATGGTTACTTTCCCTGTGAATCCATTATTTAAGAAATATGGATTAGTATGTTGTGCCGTATATCTCTTTGAATATCCTTTTACATACGTATTAGGCATTCTACCAATAGCATTTTCTTGTAGTGCTACCGTATTAGATTTAATAGCTTGCTTAACAAGTGACATATCGGCCATTTTCTTAAATTTAATCTTAGTCTCGTTTATACCTTGAAATTTAATATGAATTGCCATTAGACTTGACCGACCAAAATACTATTAATCTTTAACGGCTTCAGACTATGAAGCATTGAATAATGTTTATCACTATCGCCAATAACTAAATAAGACCAATCGAAGTTAATATCTTCGGTTAGTCTTATAGTTTTAGTATTAATGTCATATTTTCCAAATGTCTCCATATTTCTTTGAGTAGAGTTATCCGTCACATTAGCCCAAAGTGTCGCTACAAGTTGCGTGTCAGCCTCATGTTTTCCAGTTTTTGGATTATATTTGTCGGCACCCTTTGAATAAAATCTTATTTCTTCATCGAATCGCATAAGGATTTATAAATCTCACTTTAGATTTAGAACTATCTTGTTGGTTATCCAAATAGTCGGCAATCTCTTTTTCAAATCCAGCAAAATCGTCATCATTAAAAGTTGCAGATTCTCCATCTTGACTATAAGATGTCATACCCTCGTTTTTAATTCTGTTAAATCGTCTTACACAAACTTCAAGAATAATATAATCAAGCTCATTCGGCACTAACTCACTTGATTTAAGATGTAGTTTACTTTTAAGACGGATTTCAGTTTGTTTCTCAATCAAGGTTAGTAAATCATCTTTGCCACTACCTTTTAAATTAAGAAACGTTTTTAAATCATCAATTGAAGCCATTTAATCAACTCCTATTTGCCATCTCCTGTTGCGGGAACTGGAGCATCAATAGTTGAAATGAATACACCATCTAAACGTTCTGGGAAAATTGCCAATGCAGTTGCAATAACAGTTTGATATGAAAGCTTATCAGGAACTGATGTATGTGTCATACCAATTAATCCGGTTTGGTCAGTAACCAAATCAAATGCTTGTCCTAATGAGCCACCAGAAATATTAGCACTGTAAACATTCAAGTTATCGGAAGCGGTTGCATTAATTGTTCCTTGCTTTACTGATCCAGTTAGAAAAATTACATTGAATCCTAGGAAATTTTGAATATATTGTAGTCCGAATACTGATTGAACGGTAATTGGAGTATTTCCAAGATATGCATATAAATCAATTGGATTTACAAAGGCAACAGATTGAATATCTGTATCTTCAAATGCTAGTGATAATTGTGCCAACACATTAGCAAGTGCTGATTGAAATCCTGTTCCGTTAGCTTTACCAGTACCTTTTGCAATTTCAGTAAATAAATCTGTCTTAATGTCTCGATGAATCTCATGAAGCAATTTTTTATCCGTGTCACTAACTGCAGATTTAAACCCTGCACTTTGAATAGCTTCAGCTGGAACTAATTTACGCCACTTAGAGAATTCCAATTCCTTTGTATCTGCAAGTTTTGTTTCCACCTTAGAAAGCGGAATTGTCTCACCTTCACCAACTTTACCACCAGCTTTAGTAACGACTGACTTGTAAATTTTGATAGTTGAACCAACACTTAATTTTGTTAAACGTGATACACCCAAAACCTTTAGTAAGGTTCCGATTCCTTCGCTAAATTGATTAGTATAGTCAACTGATTGTGCAATTAAATCTGTTGATAGTGTTGTATTTTCTTCTGCTGCCATTTAAATGGCCTCCTAAAAGTTATTTTTAAATAAATCCAAGTGAGCTGCAATTTGTTTTTGTCGTTCATCTTGGTCCTGAATCTTTAAAATATCTGTTTTCGACATAGTATTATTTCCACCATTAGTACGTGGTGTATTGCCTTGTGAGAGTTCTTTTGTAACTTGTTCACGAATAGATGTAGCAAAGCTTAAAGCCTTTGAAACGTTAGATTTTGTCGTCTCAGCGTCACCAGATGTAACTAAGTCAATCATTTCATCAGTTGGAGTAACTCCACCATCAACAATCATTTGTTTAGCAGTATCTCTCATTTGATACTTAGCTAATTCATCACGTGCAGATTGTGCGTCTGATTTCAACTTATCAATTTCATACTTGGTCTTATCATCTTTATTCATCTTGGCCAATTTCTTGGCTTCATCGACTTCTTTTTGTTTTTGTTTCTCAAACTTTGCATATTTATCGTTAACAATACGATCAACATCAGCATCAGAATACTTCTTTTCTGATTCCTTGTTTGTTTCTGTATCAGTTGAATTGCTTTGTTCTTCACCGTTATCGGAATCCGATTCACCAGCTGGGTCGGCAAAAAACTGCAAATTCAATTTGATATGTGATTTTGAACTAAATTTCATTGGTAAACCTCCAATAGCTTTTAACGTGAATCAATGCTTGCACGTTTCCATACCTTTTTAAGTCATAAATGCTTGGACTATATTATTTTTGGTACAAAAAAAGCACTCAACTTTTGTTGAATGCTTACAGTTAAAATTTATTCTAAATTAAATAATTCCTTAGCTTCCTTTTCGGCAGCTTTCATTCTTTCCGAGTAGCCAGGTTGTGATTCAATTTCTTTAATGTGTTGTTTCTCTTTTTCGGTTAACGGACGATTATTAGTATCGTCTTGAACCATATATTTATATTTATTTTTTGACATAGTTAATCGCCCCCGATTCATAAACTTTATCAGTTGCTTTCAAGTTAGATTCCTGTCTTGTAAGCCCTTCTTTTCTAAACTTATTATACCAATAATCGTATATTCTTTCTATATCATAGTTTCGTTTTGTCAGTTCAATGGCTTGGACTGACCCATTATGAGATATTATGATACTTTTATCAACTTTGTCTTCAGTATAAAGCGTTTTTATATCCTCATAGGATGGTCTTGAACTATTTGGATGATTATGTATAAGAATAACGTCATTACTATTATCAATAATGTTGGCATACTGTTCTTGAGTTAAGCCAACCTTACCATCAATAGATAGCTTATCTTGTTTTACTATAGGCTCACCGGTTCTGGAATCAATGGCATATAGATCTTCATAATTCGTACCACCTCTATGATTCAATATTTTAATTGAATTTACATAAACTGATTCGGTAACTAGTTTCGACATTCCTATGGAATAAAACTTATCATGATATTTCTTAGTATTTACAATTTTATTGTTAACACTAAGCGAATTTGTAGATAACTTTCTCTTGGGTTGATTTGCTGTTAAATAATCATTTCCACTATCAATGTTAACAACTGGAATAAATGAACAACGACAGTTTGGATGCATGGGGATATTAATATCGTCAAGATCGTATATCTTTCTATCCTCAGGTAAACAAAATTTACATGCTGTTGGTTCTGCTATCCATTTAGCCTTATCAAAACCCTCATCTTTGTATAGCCTCTTACGATACTGCGTTGATACCCTCGTTGATTCTGTTCTAGCAATCCTTTGAGCAACATATTTAGCGTTTTTAACGTTGTCCTTAATCAACGGTCTCAACATAGTTGATAACTGTGTCGGGTTCATTCCTTGAATTAAGCCACGATTGACAATTTCACCAAGTCTATTAACTAACTGATCATTGCTTGTCCATAATCGCTGTGAGAATGTAGCGCCTTGATAAGATGAATCAACTAATGACTTCACTCTTAAATCTATTTTAGGTGGAACTGACTTAGCTAAAATTCCAGCCTGTCGCTTAGCCTCGTCATATATATCATTTTCAAGCTTAGAACGTAGTTCACCTTCAACACCATTAGTTACCTTTGCGGATTCCATTCCGAGCTGTGAAGCCAACATAGACTGTCTATTGATTCTCATTGTTGCATTATAGAGTTTCATTCTGTCGTTAGCATACTGTGAGAAGTCTTTCTCTTTAACCATTCTTGCAGCTTCTTTACTCAACTCATCAATATCTGCTGAATCAACACGCTTTCTTGCCTCTTCAAAAGTAATATTTGAAGTTTTGGCATACTTGGTATAGAAACTTGAAATATCTTTATAACATTGAAGTTCTAACTCGTCATACTTAGCAGCGACTATCTTATCAAAGTTCATATCTTTACGAATCTGGCTATTAATCCATTCTTTTTCCCGCTTGTCCCAATAATTTTGCTTTTTAATCATGGTTATTTACCTTGGTTATCAGTTTTATTATTCGGAATATTCTCGTCAATTTGATAATCATACTTCAAACCAGCGTTATCCTTTGCTTGATTGGCCTTGTCTTTATTCTCACTGGCAATTTTCTTAATTTCTTCATCAGGATCTTTAACAATAGATAGTGTGCTTAACATTGTTTCATCACTAACAAGGCCATTAATTGTTGAAGCAGTTTGAGCCTCTTCTGCGTTGTTATTAGGCAAATTACGAACAAATTGGAATTGAATATCCTTACTCAAATCAACATTTCCGAAGTTATTAATACTGCCAATTATGCTAAATAAGGCTCTCAATTGCTTTGTAAACTTGCGTTCCTTGTTTGATGTAAGATTGCGCATAGATAATAGTTTGTACTCTAGTGAACGTCCTGATGTAGCATTGCCAAACACCTCATCATTGATGTTAGCAACCATTGAAATTTGAAAGATAAGATTAGTGACACGATCAATAGCATGTTCTTGTGTCTCATCTGCATTAGGTTTCTCTAGGAATTTAATATCAATCTTGTCTGAATCGCCACCATATAGATTGATTACACGGCTTTGCTTAATGTTGCCAATTTCATCGGTGGGTAATTCAGCGCCCAAAATAGCAAGATAGGCATCAGCGAAGTAATCAATATCATCAGCTTTTTGTGACAATAGCTTATTCAGTTCATCAATCAATGTTGATACACCATCAGTTACTGCAGTTCTTTCAGAATTATCAAAGAATTCAACAGCTGGAACGTGACCCTGATAAACTAGCTGCTGTTCGTCAATGATACTAACGTTGCCATCATCTTTGAATTCTTGATATTTGTTACCAAAATAAATCGTACCGACAATATTTTTTTCTTTATCATGACCATATCTAATAAAAGCTAGTGGCTTATGTTTAATAGAATCATCGTAAATCATAAATCCGTTTGTTGGTCTGACAACAGCAATGTTTGTATTACTGTCCTCATCTTGATAGCAAAGAACATAAGAACGTCCATAGATACTTGACTGCTTTGCTAACTCATTCAAATCATCCACAAATGAATTATCGTTTAACCAGTCTTGTAATGACTTATTAGCATTCTTATCATCTAATTTGATAGTTGGTGCTATCCCAACAAAAAAGCCATTTAACGTATCGACCAGGTATTTTGGCATGTCGATTATTAAATGGTTTTTATTTAGTAGTGCTTTAGGGTCATCATGATACTTTGGAACAATTCCCTTGTAGTCATTCAATTTTTTCTGATACTTATTAACCAGAAATTGCTTGTGATAGTTAATGAATTCTGAAATATCATCAGTCCCAATCTCTAATTCTTTAGGAAATATAAAAGAATCATTTTCTTCTAGTACACTTCCATTTGTAAAAAATGACATTCAACAACCTCCTCTAAAAAATACTTTGTCTGCTTGTTTTAACATGAATCTTACCTTTACCATTAATGGCTTCAACAGCATATCTAGTTGCATCCAACACGTGGTTAAAAGCGTCTACTGGCTTGTTAGTATATTCGTTGGTTTTCTTGTCCTTGACCCATGTATAATTGTCCAATTCCTCAATTAGTGTCTTGCAACGGTCGTCAACTATGAAATGAAATTGTTCAAGAAAGTTGATCCCCTGGATAATTGAATCTGGTCCTTTTTTTGCTGCTCTAATTCTTTGAATGCCGTTACGTTTAATTTCATCAATAGATTTCTTTTCAGCAGCATCAGCCGTTATCACTTCTTTAGAGAAACCCATATCAGTAATGACATCAGCTATTTGATTATTAAGAAGTCCTTTTTTTGTATATTCCTCTAAGAAATAGATATTTCTGTTTTCCTCGTCAACTTTAATGAATATGAATGCCGACGGATCGTTAATATAACCGAAGTCGAGGCCGAACATGCTAGGAAGTCCTTTGAGCGCCTCACTGTCCTTATCTAAGCGGCGTATATCATAGTTAGGATAGATTAGCTTATCTAATGTTGCGAACTCACCAAGCGCATATATTCGATACCAGACAGGATTGTTAATTTTAAGCTGTTCAATATTAGCTTTAACCTTTTCATCTAGGAAACGATTATCTTTATAAACTGACTGATGTATCGTTGTGTCCGGTTGTTTGCTAATAAAGAAATATTTGTATATCCAATTGGCTTTAGACACTGGGTTAAACATCAAGAATATTTGTTTGTCACGGTATTTTTTATCACGAACACGTAATTTTAATTGTTCGTAATCTTCTTGATTGAACTCGGTTGCCTCTTCCATGACAACATCAGAAACGGCCTTAATTGATTTAATCTTTTCTGGATCATCAAACCCTTTAAATAGGAATATTGCTCCGTTTGGTAGTGTTATCTCGAAATTAGTCTTGTTAAATTGGCAATAGTCCCAAAGTTTCCACTCTTTCAAACGTATTTTTACATCTTCAAGTATAGAATCCTTAACGGAAGTACCAGTTTTACGCAAAAACAATACCTTACGCGGGTGTTTCCACTTCTTTAAAGCCTTTAATAACACTTTTTGAACAACTCCATGAGACTTACCACTAGAAGCGCCACCGTACCAAATTTCAGTAAAGCTGTTGTAATCGTATAGTACGTTAAACACCGGCTTATTAAATTCATTTTGAGGTTTAGGGAAATTTAAATTAATCTCCATCTTCTTCATACTCCCCAATTGTGATATTAATATCGCCTTGTGTTAGATCAACCTTATCTGTGAAGAGTGAGTAACGTCTTCCAAGTAATTCAAGTGCTTTGTTTTTATCACTATTGTGTGTCGGTGTAATGACTGTCTTAGGTTCCTCATTATAAACAACCTTGTCATAAGTCTTTTTCTCGCCCTCAACCGTAATTGTGTCAGCCTTTTTAACAGTAACAACCGTGAAATCTGGTGTTTCTCCTCTTGCCATTGCTGTTAAACGTTCCATAACTTCCACACTGTCCATTATCTTAGAACTGCTGATTTCTTTAAGCTTAATGTCAATATATTCCTTGACCTTAGCATTTTTAAGCAGCCTATTAGCATTTGAGCCAGCAACAGTATCACTAACTTTATAACCAGCAGCTAAATATGAGCGTGTCGCATTACCAGTTTTAATATATTCATCAGCGAACTTTCTTTGGTTGCTTGTCAACTTTTTCATGTCATACCACCGCCTCCCTTTAATTGAGCATAAAAAAAGACCAGTCATCTGACTGATCTCCAAATTTATTTTAAATCTATATATTTATGATAAATGTCTGGATAAAGGTCTAACGTTGTTGATTCAATTTCACTTATCTCGATTGTTATCATCGAATACTTTAATTTGTTTGCTGATAAATGATTAGTCAACTCTTTTACATATTCATAATAATTCTTATAGGCATCATTTTTACCTATATTTTCTCTAGCCCTGATTAGTTCGCATTTCTTTTTATCGCCATTAATAATCTTCTTTACCTGTTGGATATTGTTATATGCTACTTGTGAATGCTCATTGATTTCAAATTCTTCACTAGCTTCAACAGCCGAAACAAAATTACCCTTAACTCTTTCAAGAATATCTTCTTCACTTGGAAGGTTATAAACGAAATCGAATGCATCTTGTTCACTCATTTTATTAAATCCCCCTTTAACGTATAACTAGGATTATACCCCCGTATCATCAAATTCCTCCAAAGTTATTCGATATTCAAATTTGAGTGTTCCTTCTACGTACATATTGGCTTAATTGCCATCTAGTTCTTGCTTATATCTCTAACCTATGCGGGAACTGGGAATCGAACCCAGTTAATTGGCTTAACTTGTAATATGGGGAGTATAAAAAATTTATGAAGGAATATTTTATATGATTACTTATTTGACCCATCACCCGCAGAATAAATAGGCTTTATCATCACCTATCTAATGTTGTTTTTACATGGCAATTTAACGTTTGCCAAACGGTTATCTAAATATGTTCGGTTTAATTAGTGTCCTTCTAAATTTGTGCTCTCGTTGAAGTGTGAGAGTATCACTGAATAGTAATTACTTATCCATATCATCTGACAATACCAATATAACTCTTAACATATCCGACAAGTGTCCGAACATTGACCGATAACTAACCGATAAGTGTCCGATAAGTGTCCGATTTTTGAGAATTATAGATATTTAAGTCATGAAAACGTTGAAACTTAGCAGCAAACTTCAAGAATGCTGTGTTCTTCAAGTCACTGTACCGGCTTGATTGGTAACCAATAGCTTGTTGTGCCATCTTATTACTCTCATTACGGATATAAACAACGTTCAATATAATCTTGTATGGCTCTTGAATCTCTCTTACACATTGAACAGTTGCCGCTACAATCTCATTAGCATATAGATAGCTGTTAACCTTATCATCCTGACTATTCCTTGAACCAGCTGAACTAACGCCGGCGGGGTCAAAACTTGGGGATTTAATTAATGTTGAACTTAACGATGAGCGATCGACGTAGCCAGGATATTCCTTCTCAAAATACTTTCTAACATTCTCAATCGTCTTCTTCTCATTGATTTCTGGTAATTGTGGTAGTTTTAATTCCATTAATATAACCCCCATGATTTTCTCCTGCCTTTTATCTAATTTGATTAATCCTCTTTGTTATTAATTTAGATTACTAAAATATCCAAATAATTAATTTAATCGTTAATGATGTCATAATCGCCAATAGACAACCTGATGTAACAATCTTTATAACTCTATCCATCATTGCCACCCTACCGCTTCATATTCCTTATGAAAGCTATCCTCTGTATATAAGTGATAATCTCCGTTGTGATCAGTTACTATCCAATCACCATTAATAACTGGAACTCTGCCATGTGGAGTTTTTAACATCTTGATTGCCGACCATCTTCGACTTAGTAAATTATACTTAGCAATCATCTTTCGAGAATCATCAAATTGCTCTGCTGTTACCGTATTTCTCTTTCGGTAGATTACCGGGGATTTTTGCTTAAAGCGTTCATCATAGGCATTGCTCGTAGCTTGTGTCCTACTTGAACCTGTAACGTTAGCAATATTACCTGGGATAGATGCAACTATATTTGCTGTCTGATCCAAATTATCTAGTGTCATTTTAATACCTCCGTGAAGAAATTCTTGAATTCTGTATTCTGAGTTTTTAGTTTGTTGTTTTGTTCAATCAATAATTTAGATTGAGCTTTTAACATGTCGTTTTGATTAAGTACACTATTAACAAATAGGAACAAAAGAGCTCCAATTATCACACCAATAACTATCAATATCATCATTATCTAGCCTCACCAATTCCCCACGCATGAGATAAAGCTTTGAATACGTCTCTAAATCCTCCAGTGGTATGTTCTATATCGGTTTCAAGCTCTAACGGTCTATCAATCCATTCGACTGTTGTAGGAAGAACATGTTTAGATGCCAATTTGTTGCCAATGTAATTTTTAACATCTCCAAATTTATCTTTTTGGACAAATATCTTTGGAGCCTTCTTGTTTCCAATAGGAATTAAAATTACTGTTCTGTTTTGACACACATCATGTAATTTTCCGCGTCTTTTAACTTGTTTCCATAATTGCCGTTTATTCATCGTCTTCCTCCCAAATAGCTGGTGTAATTGTCTTATTAAAAGCGTCCACTGGTGTTGTGATAACAGCCACACTTAACACTTCATCAATTTCCCAATCTGCTATATCAAACTGTTTTAGTAAATAATCTCTATCTTCTTCACTAATATCTATTCTCATTTGGTCTCTGATATTGCAATAATTATTTAAAATGGATTCCATCGGAATTGGAGTAAGTCTTTTTAGTTTCATCATTTGATTACCTCATAATCTCCATTACAAATTGCATGAACACAATTTATGTATCTAGCAAAATTGTTTGGATCGTTAATTAGATATTTAAATAGTTCTCTTTCTGTTGGTGTCCTAGTCTCCCCACCCATGACACGACCTAACTCGTATAATTGGCGGTTGATAATATTACTATTTATTTCGTTATCCCATTTAAGAAATAGCTTTGGCATTATAGGTTTTGAATTGATCTCTGCTTTAATCTCCTGCCACTTATCGTCTAATTTGTGTAACGATTGAGAATCGGTTCCATATCCAGCATTAAAAGAAATATCTGAATAATCATCAATTAGATTTAATAGTTTTTCTTTATCCATTTTCAATCTCTCCAAACGTAACTATTTTGAACACTGTGCCATCTTTATAGCGATATTTAATATTTCTAATTGCTCTTGCTGCACTGTCGTAGGTGTCATAAGCACATAATCGCTGCTTTGATGCTGACATAGCTCTTTCCATTGGTTGCCAGCCTCTGCCATCGTCGAATGTTGCTAGATAGATTTTCATCAGTCAGCCTCCACTTCAACAGCAAACTTCATGTATCTTGGATCAACTCTATTAATTTCTTCCTCGGTAAATTGTGTCTGATAGCCGTCACATTGCAGTTTTCCGGATAAAATATATTCTTCGTTAGAAGAATCAAAATTTAAATATCCTTCTGTCTGCTTAAATAATTTCACGTAGTATTTTTTGTCAGGAAATTTAGCGTCACCAGTGAAGTAATCCGCAATATCTTTAATTAACTGGTTAACATTAAATCCTACAGTCAAATGATATTTTCCTGATAACGCCGTATCATCTCTATTTACATAATTTCTAAAAATCGTATTGATACAATCTGCAGCATTAAAGCGTGCGTTTTTGAAATCTTCTAGTTCTTTACGTTCTTCATTGCTCCACCCTGTCAAAACTCTAATTTCAGTCATGTTATTTACCCTCTTTCATATCGTCAGTATTAAAAATTGCTCTGCCTTCAAAATAATCAATAATATCTTGAAGTATCTGAATTTCACTATCTCTATCGCTGTAGTAATATTTTGATCCAATCGGATTACCACTTAACATTAAATCCTTGATGGCGTCATTAAATGTGCCATTTCTTTTAATCGACTCCAGTTGAAATTTTTCTTCTTCGGTCCAGCCTTGTAATTGGCGGATAACCTTAATTTTGCTATCTCTGAAATCTTGATTAATATCTGAAATAATTGTCATTCCTGATCCATTGGTTTCTGCTGATTTGATACTTGCATTTGTAACTGTCATTTGAATATCCTCCTAATTTTGTGTAACTAAAAAGCCACGTTTAACAGCGTCCAAATACTCTTTTTCTGTGATTCCTGTGGCTTTGTGAATAGCGCTAATATTTTGATTTTGGTTAATCATTCTTTGCAGAAGTTTCAAGCTAAACATCTCATCATAATTTTTCTTTTTGGCCCGGGACTGTACCCATTTATCCATGTTCAGAGTGCCGTTTTTGCAAGCTGAAATAATGATATTTCTATGTGTTCTAACGCGCTTAGCAACTAAATATGGTGGTAATCCATTATCCAAATAGTTTTGAGCTTCCTCAGCGTCGTATCTAGTCTGTTGTTTTGTGTATCTCTGAATTGATTTAAATAGTGGGTCTTCTTCGGCGTCGTCATTGATAGCTCCATACTTGTCTTCCACTCGTTTTAGGAGTGGCAACCATGTCAACTTATCAACTCGGATATTAATCAAATCTTGATAAGCTAATTTGCTAATGCACTTCATCACTTCTGATTTGATTTCGTGTATTTGAATGTGGTCAAATAGCTTATCTAATTCCTCATCAGAAATCCCTAATGTGTCCGAAATTCCTATCATACTAGAGCCTCTATATTTGAGTTGTAAGGCCTTCAATTTGGTTTCATTACTAATCATATTGATTCCCCCAAATCCTTAAAATGGTGTGATTAAATCAAAGATAATCTCACGTTTTTCGTCCGTAGTTAGTTTGTTTCTAGCGTCCATGAAAGGCTTGTTAGTATCATTTAGATGTGCACCGTGACGTTGAATGTAGAATATTGTTGCCTCGATATCTTCGTGCTGATCCTCGTAAATCTTCTCGTAAGTGTCTTTATAGATTTTCTTGTAATTCATGCTTTGCCACCCCATATTTTTTAATATAATCGTGAGCATACTTAGCTTGATTCTTGATATAGTCGTCATTTTCATTTCCACCGGTTGCCAAATGATTAATTACTCGATTACCTATATCCATTTGTATGTTCTTTGGTAGCTTGTCAAAATCATCATGTAAAAAGTTCAATGCTGACTTCATTTCATAGTCTCCTTTTAATTAAAATGGAAGGTCGTCATCACTAATATCAATAGGTTTACTGTTGTCCTCAAATGGATCGGTAGGCTTTTTTTTCTGCACATTATCTGCACGTTTACTGTTTGAATCGTTGCCATGACTGGCGTTGTTTTGAAAATTATCTGCATCTTTTTTACTTTCAAGTAATGAGAAATTCTCAATAACAACTTCGGTTACATAGACACGATCGCCTTGCTGATTTTCGTATGAACGTGTTTGAATACGTCCATCAACACCAATGAGTGAACCTTTATGAGTGAAGCTAGAAAAATTCTCCGCTGCCTTACGCCAAATCACACAATTAATAAAATCAGCCTCACGTTCACCCTTAGCATTGGTAAAGCTTCGATTAACGGCAACTGTAAATTGTGCAACTGCTACACCATTGGCCGTGTATTTTAGTTCTGCGTCCCTGGTTAATCTACCAACTAAAACAACTCTATTTATCAAATCCCATTCCCTCCAAAGTTCTATCAAGTTCTTTACGCATATTGTCAGCTATTAAATCGAATTCAAATCCTCTTGGCCTGTTCAAACCGTCATAAGCGGCATTAACTATTAAAGTAAACGCCATATCAATTATTTGATTAACATCGCCGCTGTAATACATGCCAGAATCGCCAATTCGCCGCTCATCTAAAATGACAAATTCTGCCGTCACTTCATCATTTATAGCCTTAGTAATTTCTTCAATCGTTCTCTTTTTTGCTTTTTCTTTCTCTTTGCCATTTAATTCTTTGTCGTCTGTGTGGTAATGCCAATCTAAGCGGTGTTTCATTTCTTCAAGCTCTTTCTTTTCTTGTTCAGTTGGATCTTCTAATTTAAAAACTAATTCTTCATCATTCATTACGCTTCCACCTTTTGATTTACCTTTAAGAATTTGTTAATGAAATATTGCTGACCCTTAGTAGTTACCAGTGTTGTGATACTGATAGTCGGTTGCGTGTATCTATGTGATATTGGTGTTTCTCTAATCTCGAATACACCTAAGTTTGTAGCTTTTTGAGTTGGTGCATATCCGTTGTGCTGCTTGATTAAATAGCCTTTTTCTTGTAACCAGCGGAATAATTCATTTTGTCCAATAGCGATGCCATTTTTATAAAGCAATTTGGCAAGGTCACGAACTAAGATAGTGTCATGACTTTTGCTAATCTGGTCGGCAAATTCTGCTTTCGGTGTCATTTCAGTGATTTGTTCATCTTTACGTTTTAACTGTTCGCCAGCTTGAAGTAACAAATCTGCTAATGAATCGGGATTATGTGTGATGTCGTATGCTTTCTGATTAGTCATATAGGCGCCATTCTTGCGAATTGATGGAATAACTTCATGAGTGATCCAGCGTTTGAACTCTTTTGCCTCTGGTTTACGACTTGAAAGAATCAAGCTATAAAGTCCATACTCATTAACGACATTAATTACACCGGATAAGCCCCCTAGATTGAATCTAGTCACCTCGTCACTATCCAATCGTTTCAATGTGTCGGTGGTATTCTTGATTTCCAAAATTTTAGTAACGTCCATTGCTACAAAAAATGGTTGTCCATCAATTTGAACCGTCCGAACATCGTTACCTTTAAAATTAAAACTCTGTAAATTATTCATTTGGCTGGTCCTCCTTAGTCTCATAAATGATTGTTGTAATCAATTGTGGATATATGATTTTTCTGGAAAGGTCGTCGGAATACTCAGTACTAACATTTGTTTTAATATCAATAATGTTGTGATGCTTTAGAAATCTGTTTATACGATCATCGTCGTAGTAGTTTTTTGTTACCAAACGTGAAAATGTTTTAATCTGTTTCATCTTCATCACTCCCAAAAATATTTGAGTTACTCATTTTCTCGTAGAATTTCATATGTTCATCAAATTCTTGGTCTGTCATCTTTGTATCTAAGTCAACATGAAATTCTGTACTTGTTTTGATTCCATAAACGTCATTAACTACTTGAAATAAGTCGGCAAATGTTTTAGTTTTTGGAATTAAGTCATACTCTTTTTTAAGACGCTTACTAGTAATTACTAAATCCGGTCTAAAAGCGTCGCCACCAATTTCAAATACGAATCTATCTTGCACAACGTTGATTGTTACAAGTGCCTGTGCAAATCTCTGTTCATTTTTATAAGCAATTTCCCAATCATCTAGCGGAATGCTTTCGGAATACTCCTCACAATTTTTAAGTGATCTGTTATTCATCAAGTTAATACACGCTTTTACTTGGGCATTAGTAATGATTTCATCTTCGATTGTCATTTTTTCCACTCCTTAATTAATATTTCTACTCGTGGCTTTTCGTCGTAGTCTTTACTGCATGAATAATCTGTAACTTGTCCATCATCAAACCAAGCGTGTTTTAAGCCGTCCTGTATTGCTTTGATGTAATTATCCAAGTCGGGTTTAACAATCGGTCTAACCTCATGATTTGCACGTCTGTTGTGTTCTTTCTTCGATAATGATTTTTGAATCCCTCTGTAAAAATGGTATTCGGCAACTAGTGGCACACCTCTATCAAATAGTTGTTCATTGTGGTAGTTCATTTTGTAAAGTAGCTCTACTCTTGCCTTGTATGCTTTATATTTCGGTGGCGTATATGTTCCCCACCGTGTAACTCGTGGTCTAGCCGCTGCTACCGGCTCACCATCAACTATTAATTTAAGCTCCAATGTGGTGTACTCCCTCTCGTGGTAGGTGTTAAACTCTCACTTCATCAATATGCGGATTCAATTTGATTAATTCGGCATCAAGTCCACGGTTAGCACTTTGTAATTTGGTAGCCGCTACCGCCATATCATTCAAAATTGCTGGATCAATGTCGCAGTTGTCGCAATCCATTTGTATTTCCATTAGTCTTTGTAACGTTTTGTTTGCTAAATAAGAAATGTCATTAGTAACGTCACTAGCGTTAACTAGTACATTGTTAACGTGGCCAATGCTCCCACGTTCAAACTCGTCGCCTGTTAGTAGCAACTTTTTCTGTGCCAATTTCAAAGCCATAATTGATTCCTCCTAATTGTCTAATTCTTCTGCTAATTCAAATAGTTCGTCCATTCTATCTAATGGAACCTCGCTCATATCGCTATATCCTAATGTTTCTGCTGCGGCTTGAATTGCCCATGCTGCTAAATCGTCCATAGTTGAATCCTCCTAGTTATCTCGTTGGTCTTCGCCACTAAATACAATTGTGTTTTCTGATTTACGTGTAATTAGTCGGCTTATGATTCTACGGTCATACATTTTTGCTATTTCTTTACCTGTGTTGTTTGTGGTTATGATGTTCACTTTGTTTTTTCGGTAGTCTGCTATTCTAAATAGAATCTTTTGAGCATAGTTAGTAGCTTCGCCAGTCTGTGCTGTTAGTGAGGATTCTGAACCCAAATCATCTAACACAAGAACGTCACAGTTTTTAATACATTGCTCAACCTTGAAATTGTCGGCTTGCAGTCCCTCATCGTGAAATGCTGCTTTACTGTTGTTAACTAGCATTGCAAAGCTAACGAAATAACAAGAAATTGATGTATCTAGCTTGTTCAATCCGTTTAAAATACTGACTGCTAACATTGATTTTCCAAGTCCAGGCTTACCGCTAAATAAGAAGTCGCCTGTTTCACCTTGATATATCCTATTAGCGATATTTTTAGCCTGTGCAAGCTCATTAGCTTGTTCGGGTGTATCTGTATCGAAATCTTCAAAGTTAAATCTCATGTCGTCCCAGTCGCTGACCAATGAACTTTTATAAATTGATTTCCTTTTCTGCTGTTGATTCCTTTTAGTAAATTCAATAGCTCGTTCTTGCTCACGTTTATCTCTGTTAGCTAGAACTTGCTTGAAGTCAATATTCTTGAAATCAACACCGTGCTTAGTTGCAATCTGTTTACTAACGGCATCTAAGCCGTGAAGTGATTCCATATTTTGACCACCTTTCTAAAATGCAAATGTGTAACCAGAATCGTCTTTTTCTTCTGGCTCTTTTTTTCGTGCTTTCTCATGAGCCTTGATATTTTCTAGTGTGAATAAGCTATCGTTTTGCCAGTTGTTCAACACACCTTGAATAAATTTCCAATTATGTACATTCTTTAACGCTGCTACGTTAATTGCTTCGGCTACAATATTGCATGCTTGATCGTATGTATTACCTTTGTCTTCAAAGTCTTTGATAGCATATTCAATAGATTGACTAGTGATACCATTCAATGCTCCAATATTCTCTTGATATAGATTTGAGAGTTTTTGAAATGACGACAACGACGACTGTTTGTTATTGTCTTTTTCTTTTACTTCTCTTTTCTTTCCTTTACTTCTCTTTCCTTTACTTTCCTTGCTATGATTTGCCATTTTTTTTCGTAGCCTGGCCATAGCCGGGCTATTAACATTCGATAGCCGGGCTATAACATTGCTATCTTTTTGGTATGGCAAAGCTATAACACTTAAAATGGCACTTTTATTTTTGCTATTATTCTTGCCATTCCATCTTTTTGTGGCACCTTTTTTTCCAGCTTCCGCTCTTTTTTTACTAGTAGCATCTTTCATTGCCATTCGGTCATTAAATGATTTTGACCAGAAACGTGAACCATCTTCGCTAAATTCAAATAAATCAAAGTCTTCAATAACACTTTTAACCGTGTCTTTGTCTTCGTGTAAATCGTAAGAAATAGCATTGTAATTTGTTGAACTGGAATAAGTTGAATCATCTCTTAAACGTTCAAGAACTGCGAAATATATTCCATAACCCTTCATGCCATACTCCATTCTTAAATCAAGAATTTTAGTATCATTTCTTGCGTTCGAATCATGAGAGAAGTAGTTATTCATGTCTTCACCTCCTACCCCAGTTATGCTGTTATCGGCTGTTTCTTATTTATGGTTTTTTCTTGCTTGTCAATTTGTTTTTGTTTGTATCTTTCTGATAAAAAGTCAATACGTTTCTTAATGTTGTCTCTTTGAGCGGCTGTAATATTCTTAAAATCATTGATGTGGCAAGTTTCAAATATATTCTTTAGCAGTTTTACCCTATCTGTATTAGTTTCATCGGATAGCTGTGTAACCATATCTTCAAGTACACTAGTTTCACTAGAACTAATAAATTTCGGGCTTTGCTGTTTGTGTGATTGATAGTTAGTGCTAGAATTGTGTGAATTGTTTCCGGATGCCTTGTTGCCGTCATCATCAATGTCGCTTGAAATCCCTAACGCTGCAGAAAGTGCATAACGTTTTGCGTATGTTACTGACGACCCGTAAGATTGAGCGTCATTCTTCTTGCCAGCTGGCATACATAAAGGCCCAAACATTACCCACTGACCGCTTACATGAGAAACCAACGTCGTAACTGAAACAGTATTAGTCGCTGTGTCACTAGTTACTTCCTGTGTGAATGTCATTCCGTTTTTATCTCCGATTGTTTCTAATGCCTCGTCTGCTGACTTCATAGTTCCTTCAAGTGTCACGTAATCGCTCTTAAAGAAAGGATTTTGCTTATCCTTAGATGGTTGTTTGAGCTCTTTTCTAAAAGCAATCATTCCAGCAGTCCATTGATCAATAGCCTCTGACATTTTCATAATTGATTTTTCTCAACTTTCAAAGAAATATTTCTGCCAATAGTGACCGTTACTCCTTCAAGAATCGTTCCATCTTCAGTAACGACCTTTCCATTAATAACTTTTGTATTCTTTTTCAAATTGTTTTTATCAATGGTTTCTTTAGTTGTAATAAATTTATTCTGGTCATTATCCTTTAGTGAAGAAATAGTTTCTTTTTCATCGGTCCAATTCCATGTAGTTTTCTTACTATCTGAAATATGGACATATGGATTTTTCAATTTGAAATCTTTGTTCTGACTTTTATTGATTTGATAATATTCAAGTAATCGTTCAGTTAGCCGTTCAATACGGTTATCAATAACTTCTGTTTGGCTATCTCTCCATTTTGTAAGTCGTTCTATTTCTGGATTTGTTTCATTTCCAACTTCTTTCTTATCTTCGTTTAAAGCCATGATTTGCTTTGATAGTTCCAAAGCCTCTTCTTTAGTCATGTTGTAGCTAATATCTGTTTGCTTATCATCATCAATACCAGCTATTTCATTCTTCCAATATGTATTAAGCATCGCTATTTCTCCTTGTTTGTTTTTATGTTTCCTATCCAGTTGTCAAAGAACAATTAAAATTTGAATCTTAGAATGAATCACGTTCTACTTGTTGCATGTTGAATAGGTCAATGAAATCATTCGCATTTTGCTTGAATCCATTCACTAAGAATTCACGTTTTCTAGTAGGTGTCATGTAATCTAGTAATTGATGAACTCTGAAACGATGTGTTTCAATTAGCCAGCTTATGAAATCGTCAACGTCTTGACTTCTAAAATAGTAGTTATCAAATGTATATACTGTTTCATCAGCACCAACATAACTATCTAAATAGTCTTTGATTTCTTCACCATCAACTTCAAAATATTCTGGCTCGTCAGTAATATCCTTATATGCTGATTCGTCGAATAAGAAACTATTGTCATATCCTTGAATAGTTGCCATTTTTATACCTCCAATTTATGTGTTAAAATTAGGTTGAATATTTTAATAAGCACTGGATCCATAACGCATAGTCTGCTCACTGTGCGTTATTTTTTTGCTCATTTTTAAGCCGACTTTTAGTTTTATCTGAAATATCTAATATTTCTAAGAATCCACCCATTTTGCCAACCTCATTGCCTAATAGAAATGCTGTGACACTGAAAAATATAAGTACGATTGTCTCGACCATTTTTCACACCTACGCTTTTGCAAAGTCTTGTTTATGTTGTAAAACAAATTCTCTAAATTCTTTTGCTTGAAACTTCCAAGGGTTACCATGACCCGTTGAATATCTAACACAGCCCCCATTGCTCATATCTAATACGTTCCGATACTTATCTAGTTTCTTAACTAAGGTTGGTGCGGAACACCCTGAGATTTTGCAAGCCCAGGGCATTAATTCCAAGCCTTCATTAACAGATACATCGTTCAATTCATTGAGTTTGTCTTTACGAATCCAAGTTAAAACATAACCGTCACGCTCTGGAATACCATCGAAAGGTAACGTTTCCGCTTCTTGCATGTCTCTATCTCCTTTCTAAGACTGCTTGATTAATCGAAATGCCTTCATTATTTAAAATGTTTCTAAAAGCTACTAACATCGTTAATCCTGTATCGAGTATTTCTAGTGATGATTTACCAACTGACTTATCATCAGGTTTTAAGCTGCTTAGTTGTTCCATCAGTTCAGGTATTGCTATATCACTTTAACGATCTTCTTTCTGTACTCCTAACAAACTCGATAAGCTATCATTTTTGTTTTTGAGTAAAGAATTTAGATAGTTATTAGGAAGTCTCAATTCGTAGCAAAGCAATGCCATTAAAAATCTATCATCGCCAACTGCATCGGAAATCAACCAAAGATACTTGTCATCTACTCTGTGAGCCTTGTTAAACCAGTCGCCGGCCGTTTGTTTCTTAACATCACAGATACGACCGATTTCACTGATTGAAATACCTTTTCTGTATCGAAGGTCTTCTAATTCTTGGAAAATATTTATATTGTTCAATTTGAATCGCCTCCTTATTAGCCTTTCATTTATAATTAATTTGAAAGGTGGTGATCTATATGTCTGATAAAATAGCTTCAAAAGAAGAAACCAAACTTCGATTGATTATGTTGCAAAGTGCGGTTAAATATATGAAAGAAAATCATATAACCGAAAAATCTAAAAACGGTCAAATGCTGAATACTTTTGAACAGTACATGGAAAACACCGTTGTTAATGCTCTACTTGATCCTGATAAAAAATAACTAATTGCAGAATAAGATATCTTTCATTAATGCTATTAGATTTATGGGACCATTTTGTTAGTTTCTTAATACGCTTTTTTAATTCACCCTGATTACTACTTACACTAGTAATTGGGGTTTTGTTATTTCTATTCATTTGTTCACCTCCTAAAAATCAGATTATTTTTTGTGATTTAATTTATTGACCTGTTTTAGCTGTCCAGATTGTCTATATAAGACAGGACGAAATTTTATATAATAAAATTAATCAAATTACTGTTTCACTTTTACTTTGATATTACTATTTGTAATAGTGTTGCTAAAAAAAATAGCCTCAACCGTTGTATTAAAATGAATAGCCATTCTTATTTTCAGGTCATCTGAAACGCCCTGAACCCCTTGTTCTGCCTTCTGGTACTTAGATATAGAGATATTAAGTCTTTGTGCTGATTCCTGTTGTGTTTCTCCTGATACGGTTCTGAATTGCTTCAATTTATTCAACATCTTTGCCTCCTTATTACTTTATGTAATAAATAATACTATCACTATTTGTAATAGTCAACACTATTTGTAATATTAGTATATTTTTTTATTCCAAGTATCACTATTTGTGATACCTTATTACTTGAAAGGGTTGATATTATGACTATGACAATAGGTCAAAAAATTGCTCGTTTACGTGAACGAAAAGGATTATCGCAGCCAGAACTTGCTGATAAGCTCGGTGTCAGCCAAAGTAGTGTAGCAATGTGGGAATCTGGTAAACGAAACATAAGTAACAAGGATCTTATTAAGTTAGCTATGTTTTTCAATATCTCTATTGATTATTTATTTGGCATTAATCAAACACCAGACTGGGCAACACAAAAGGATACAGTTGATTTTCGTAACTTCCTTGATGATAATATGGCTGGTGGCATGACTTTTGACGGTGAGAATCTTACCGAAGAGGAAAATGAGAAAGTTAAGATTGCAATGACTCAAATATTTTGGGATAAGCTCAAACAAATTAAAGAACGTGAAAGGAATCAAGATGGCAAAAACAAGTGAATTAAATAAGCTTGTCTTCGCCATTGGTAAACGCTATGGAACATTTGATCCATTTGTTTGGGCTGACAAGCTTAATTTAGAAATTGATTGGAAAGAACTGGATTCTAAACCATTAGCTAAAACTATTTATTTTTTTAATGATCCCGTAATTATAATTTCAAACTCTATTAAATATTCTAATCAGAGATACTTTGTTATTGCTCATGAAATTGGACATATTTTGGAACACAAAGGTTTAGCGGCATATTATGTATCTAATAAAGTCCATAAACGTAAAACAGAGCGTGAGGCTGACGCTTTTGCCATTTCCGTTGTAACTAATTTATATATAGAAGAACATGGACAATTACCAGAAACACATTCCGATTTAACTCATTGTTATGGAATGCCTGCCATTGATTGAAAGCGAATTAACAATTCATATTATTTAATATATTGTCCAAATACTGATGACTTTAAAAGCTGACTTTCTGGGGAGAATACATATGAAAATTAAGGGGCTAATTTTATCAGGGTTAACTATTATTTTGGCTTCAACACTCGTAGGTTGCTCAAACAATAGTAGTGATTCAAGCAAAAAGTCTAGTAGTAATGATACAAAAACAGTGAAAGTAGCTAAGAAGAAAACTGCTTATTTTAAAGATAATAAATTAGTTACAAAGGATTATGATTTAACGATTACTCAAACTAAAGTTATTCAAGTTGGTGATACTGGTAACGAATACGGTGAAAAACCAGTTCTTGCATTCTGGTTCCAAATCCACAATAAAAAGGCTAAAGATTTAGATCCAAATGGCGCCTGGATTGATGTTATGAGCGCCATTCAGGATAACAATAAAGATTCAGTAAATGAATTAGACATTGGATCGTTACCTGATGAAAAGTTCCTTGATAGTCAGTCTGACAAGATTAAAATTGGTGGAACAGTAGACATGGCCGTTTCATATGAGTTGGATGACACTACAACTCCTGTTAAACTAACAGCTAAAGATATGGTTACAGACAAAACACTTGGATCAATGACATTTAAATTAAATCAATAAAAATAGCCTTAATTGGCTTTTTATTTTTAACATTAAAAGAACATATGTGCCCATAAGGCTGACAATTTAATATAAAGAAACAGCTTTATTGGCACTTTTTGAAAGGAATTGACAGGAATGGCAACTATACATAAAAGAAACGGGAAATGGGAATATCGTGTTTCCTATAAGGACCCTACCACTGGAAAATATAGGAATAAAACAAAAGGCGGCTTTGTACGCAAAACAGAGTGTGCAGAAGCTGCCAGAAAAGTCGAACTTCAAAAATCAAATCATGCTAACCTAGCAAAGCAAGATATGCTCTTCTCCGATTACTTTAAAGAATGGGTAGAGTTATATCGAATTAAAGGTAAATCTCACTCTACAATTAATAGATACTACTTTGCTGTAGATGTGATAAAAAAGTATTTTCCCAACATAAGGCTCATTGATGTCACTAAAGCTGACTACCAGAACTTTTTAAACAACTTTGGCAAGACTAGGACAAAGGTAACAATCAGCAAATACAACAGTTTCTTTAGGTCAATGTGCGAAGATGCCATTGCTGAACAATTAATCTATTCAGATTTCACCAGAAATACCACTATTGTTGCTGGCAAAGAATCCAAAAGTCCTGATGAAAAATTTCTTGAACCGGATGACTATATAAAACTCATTGAGGCCTCTAAGAAACATGCGTCAATTAGTGACATATCATCTGCTGAAGTATATTTAGTAACCCAGACTGGTATGAGATACGAAGAATGTGCTGGATTAACATGGGAAGACGTCAACCTTGATAAAAAAATAATTCGTGTTAACAAAGCTGTCGAAAATGATACACGTAATCAAAAGACAACTAAGACCCCTGCCGGTGTTAGATATGTTGATGTTAGTCGTGACTGTATCAATGTACTTAAAAAACTAAAAATTGACCAAGAGGATTACTTTCAACGCATTAAATACAAGGATAATCAAAATTACATATTTAGAAGCAAACGTAAAGAAAATCCTACATCACAATCAGTTAATCAGAAACTGAAAAAGTTATTAGAAGAAATCGGTGCAAGCAAAATTATAAATTTTCATGGAATCAGACACACACATATTTCCTACTTGTTAGATAGAGGTTTTAATCTTAAATATGTTTCACGACGCGTGGGCCATAAAACTACTGCAACAACGTTGAAATATTATACTCACATGTTTGATTCAACCTCCTTAAAACAGAGCGAAGATCTAAGAAAACTATTTGATGGTATCGAAGAAACTAATGATAACGATTAATTTTAACCAATTATTTTGCGCAAACATATTTCACTAGTTTTTTCTTGCGCAAAATAGAACAATAGAAATCTATCTGCGCAAAATTCTGCGCAAAGGACTTTTAATTTCTCTTACATTTTCATAAATACAAAAAAAGAGGAACACCATTTTAATGGTGTTCCTCTTAACTCATTTGAGAACATTTGTTCTCTTTTATTCTAAAAAAGGAGAGTACAGGATTTACAAGTACCTGTACATCAACCTTTAAAGCTATTTTGCGCAAAATACGCGCAAAATGATGATATTCTATAACGTTTTATATAAACGTATGATAATTTACTAAAACCCATTGACTACTTAAATCATGACATTAGACGTTACATTTTTCAAGTATTCTTCAATGGATTTATCTATTTCATTATCTGCTGATTCAAAAACAAATCTGTGCTTTGACTTGTCTTTAGAACCATTGAAAAAATATTCAACGTTCATTTCATCTGGAACTTCATCAAAAACAAGCGTATCAATTTTCTTTAAATCAATTTCATCATTAACCTTAATTGATCCATTTTTTTCAATAGTCATATTATTTAAAAATTTAATAATGCACTATATTGAGCTGTACTCATATTTAATCTTCCTCATTTTCGTTTATTTTATATTTAATTGAGAAGAAAGAGAGTGATTGCTATTACTAGATTCATGTTAATAATAATTTGAATCGACAAATAAAACAATCCTATTTTAATAAAACTGCTAAAAGCGCAAATAGGAAGTAAAATATTGCCTTCTATTTCAATAAAACACCAAAATATTAAAATAGACAAAATAAAAACTCTCACTCCTAAATTAATAGAAGTGAGAGCAAAAAAAATATGATGAACTGGTTACCACGCGCCTTTTCCTTGCGCTCATTAAATATATCAAATGGTCAACTACTTAGATACGGTCAATTTAATATATCTCAATATAGATTCTTTAATTATCCTTTATATACGGAACCAACCGTAAATTTAATAGGTAGAAACATATCTGTGGCAATTTGGTAGCAATATCCAACATTAGGGATATTAGTTAGCGCTGAATACTTCCAGTCACTACCGGCGTTTAGTTTACCATTAGCTTTACCATTCTTATCCAGGCTATCAATAGACATATTAGAATTAACAACGGCCTTATTAGCTAATGTTGTTACTGACTGTGGAATGTAAATATCTCCACCAATGCAATACATTGGCTCATTATTGATAATCTCAATAGCATTAGATACCCATCTGGAGTTTGGAATAATGTCAGTCGTTTCATTAGCCTTACCATTTAACTCGTAAGTAGTATATCCTCCAACCTTTTTACCTAAAACTTGAACGATATTATTAATATGTGATTTAGTGACTGGCTTATTAACAACAGTTTCAGTAATACCATTTTCAACATCATGTTTAAATTGGCTTCTGCTAATTCCCATACTTTCAAAATAACCATATGGATCAACGTGGTCTCCACCATAATTATTAGTTACCCATTGATGAGTTTTAATACCATTTCCCGATTCATCAAGTTTACAAGGAATACCATATAAATTGGCGAAATAGCGAAGTGCATCAACATATAGATGATAAGCCTTTTTAAATTTATCCTTATTGTTCTGATAAATACGAGCAAACTCAATTTGAACTGGTGCATATGGATTAGCTGACAAGGCTCCCCATGAAACATATCCAGGCTCACCAATTTGATAGATTTGTGCTTCGTTAGCATTATCCATATAACCAACGAAGTGAGTTACATATGCTTTGTTTACATTAAGATTTCGGCTCATATTTTGTACTTCATTTAGTAGCATATTGGGTTTCTTAGTATCTGGATCATAGCCAGATTCATGAGCGATAATATACTTCCTTTGTGCGATGCGTGAATCTCCTTGATCAGCTCCTAAAACATAATCAGTTTTAATAATTTTTGGATTAAACATTATTTGTTTCCACCTTTCTCATATCCACCTAGAATTCCTTTAACACCAGTGAATAAGCCTGATGTATAGCCACCTGCTAGGAAACCGATTAAGCCGGCCTTACCTAAAGCTCCATCATGAAATACGCCAGCAATTGCTAAACCGACTACTAAACCAATTACCATGCTAATAAATGGCATGTATTTATTATTGATTTTAGATTGCTTAGTTGCTGTGGTTAATAGATAGCAAACTAAAACGATTACCACCAATTCTGTAATATCAATTAACTGTAAACCTTGTAAAATATCCATTTAGTTATCTCCTTTGTTTTTAATGCTTTCTACATCATGCTCAATGTCACGAAGCCGTAATCCATGATCGTGTAGCATGTTGTCATGTGTTTTAAGTTTTCTAAACATTTTATCGTGGTCACGTGAACTGCTTTTAGTCAATTCCTGAACTGAAATTGTTAATTTATCCACAGTTTGAGTGAATTTTGTAATCGTAATAACTAATTTAACAATTTGCCACAATGCTACCGAAATAGCTGTAATGGCAGCAATCCACGCCACCCAGTTATTAATAAATACTGGGACTGATGGCATTCACATCCCTCCCTTAATTTTGTGTAAAAAAATAAGCCTATAAGGCTGTGATTTTATATCTCATATACCAAGTTTATGCTACTGAGATTTCAATAAAATAAGGTGTTGTATTTGAAAGCAAAATATACGCGCCTTCATCAGAATCCGTTCGAATTACTGTAACAGTAATGCTTGAGTATGTTATCGTCTGTAATTCTTTCAGTGTCGAGATATCTATTGTCTTTTGAATAAAGTACGTAAAACCTCCAGCAACCTTATAATCATAGCTATTAATAACTTTTATTAAAATTGATTTAATGTTAGACCAATCATTCTTAACACTAGGAAGCTTTACATTCACATTTCCTTTCGTCCCTTGCGCTGAACCAAGATACAAAATGGTTCCGCTCTCCAACATTTGACTACCAGATACATCTTTATCTTTATACATCAAACTCTTCACGTTATTACCTCCAATTTTTAATTCCGCCATTAGCTTGCCTCCGTATCATCAGTTACTATATAGAACTTATTTTCCAAGGTTCCGGCTGTTTTCTTGGCTTCATAGTCAGTTTTACTAATCATTTCTGCTTTTGATTCATAGTTAGCCAGCTCCGTCTTGTCGGCTTTTTTGGTTATTCCCTCATTGATAGCTTGAACACCATCTTTATTTTTAGTCACGGCATCTGCTAGTTCTGAAATAGTGTCTAGCGTATCGGGAGCAGCACCGATAATTTGTTTAATGGTTTGTTCAGCGTACGTCTTAGCCTGTCCAACACCTGTAGCAACCTTGCTGTCGACCTCGGCAGTCGTGGAGTAGTCAGCTTTGTCTAAGGCGTTTTTGACAGCAGTTTGAACACTTCCATCAGTCGCAACATCTAGCGGGTTGAGCGAGTAATCAGTTGCTGTGGGCCCTTTTTCAAGCTTCATTCTTCTGAATCTCAAAATCGTAGTAGAGTCATATCCATAAACCTGCCAACCAATATAAATAGAATTAGTATTACTGGGGATTGTAAAAGTATAACTGACATGGACAAGATTATCACTGTCAGACACTAGATTTTCAGATGTGCAACCATCATAATCTGCCCATACACGATTAGGGGACTGATACTGTGACCTAAACTTCACATCGCCTTTGGATACTGATACATCACCCTGAATAGTATACGTTTGGCCAGCCTCCAAACCATACATTTCATTTGTTGCTGGCCTACCAAATCGGTAGTACATCTCAGATATTGAAGATGGTGGAGCAGTTAACTGGCTATACTCTTCCGTTCTGGATAAGTGGCCAGATACGGACATGTTGCCATTAAGCGGTTTGACTGGATAGTCTACATCATTATTATCGCTAGTGTTGAGTAGCAAGTTAGTCCTGACACCACTAATGTTTTGAGCGGCTAAATCTAATTGAGCTTTCAAAGCATCAAATTTATTTTTAACGTCTGTTGCTTGAGCACCTAAGCTATCTAAAGATGTATTGAAATCTGCAACGTCTTTATTGATTAATGCTTTGAAGTCGTCATAGTCGCCTTGCAACGTTGCTAACAGTGCTTTAAATCTATTTTCAAAGTCTGTTTTTTGTTCATTAAAATCAGTTTCAAAGCCTGCTTTTTGGCTGTTAAAATCACTTGCTCGTTTGTTTTGAGCATCTGTAAATGCTGTCTGTGAACTACTTTGGAATGTACTCCACGCCGCTTTAGCAGCATCTAAATCTTCCTTTGACTTATCCACGAAGTCAGTCATCTTACCAGTTAATTCTGCGACCTTATTATCAATCTTTGCATTTCCAGTATCTGCAAAGTCTTTTAATGCTGAAACATAAGATTCGGCTTCCTTGATTAAGGTTTCAAAGTCATCAATATAACTGCCAGCTTCTTTTATTGATCCGATCCCTTGTAGCACAACTAACTTCACACTTGATGTGGAATCATCTCCGATTTTGAAATACATGTTTCTAAATACGCCGACATTTGTGTACATTTCATCTGGAAACTTAACATTGAACGTGTTTCCCAACTTATCGGTCACAGGTTGCTTAATCAATCGTTGGTCGGGTGTCTTGGCGATAAGTTCAACGTCAACTTTAGATAAATCGTTATATTTCTCGAATGACTTTCCGAGTGTTACATGTAGCTCGTCGCCTGTGTCGCCTTGTCTAATCTTTAAAGGCAACTCATAAAAAGGTGCTGTTTTGTCTGTATCTAGAATAATTGGTTGTAAACTCATTTAATTACCTCCATTCAAAATATTTTCAATTATCTTTCTATCAAAGTTGTAAGGTCTATGAAGTTGACCATCAAAATATGTATAGTAATCATGCAACTTTTCGAATAATGGATATTCCAAATCGATCAAATGAACATATATATATCCTTGTTCGATAATGGTTTCGTCTGGCTTAAAATCATTAAACAGTTTGAAACTATGTTCTGAACCATCACTAGATTTTAAATAATCTGTGACGGCTCCAACATCATTTGTTTTTATGTAAATCATTGCCATTCAATTTCACCTTCAATTTTTCATTTTCTTCTTTAAGATGATTGTTTTCGATAAACAAAATAGAATTTTCAACCTGTACATTAGCCAATTTACCAGCTAAATCTTTAATTACTTCGTTCGCATTTCCTTTATCTTCCATAATTATTTCAAGTCGCTTTCATTTAAAATTCTTAGTCCACCCATGTACAGTTTTCCAGAACCATCACCAGTAAGTTTTGCTCCATTAATCATTAAATATCCCGATTCTATATTCACAGCTCTCAGTCCATCAACTTGATGAACCGTCATGCTATTTGTCGAAATACCATAGTTTGTAATAGATGTTCTATACGATCCAGTACCCATTGATATGTCTGTATCACCACTAATGGTGACACCACTAATTTCTCCACCACGAATAT